TATGACCGCGCTTACTTTTGCAAGTCCATTAAACTCGTATGTCGGCATTCCATATAAACTACCTTGCTGAATATTAGAATCGACAAATGTACCATTATCATTTATTGGTATAACTCCGCTTGTTGGATTTACACTCGCTCCGCTACCTCCCGAAGCTGTCTTAAAAACCGTATTCGCAATTAGATAATCCTGTGCAGTTGCTAAGTCTGCTCCTATTGGCGTAATTCCGTCCGCTTGAAAAACCTCCGAAAAATGCAACAAAGGAAATCTGTTATCATTTATTTCGATTGCAACCATTCCACTCTGCGAAATGCTCGATGTACAATTTCCAACAAATTGTCCATCATTTACTGTTTCCACAACAGAAACCCCTAATTCAACGTAAAATTTCATTTTTCTTTTTTTTTATATTGGTTAATTTTTAAACATTATTTGGAACTTGACACCTGCCATGTGAAGGAATTGAAAATTTAATGTCGGCAGAATAGCCAACCAAATTATCCAATTCTCGGTCTGAAACAAATGTGCCAAATGGATCTTCAACAATTTCAATGTCATCAACCCCGTAACTATTCCACCACACGCGAATATCACGAAGTATTAAAGAAGTATCATTTGCATTCTCCCAAAGATCTGTTCGGTCATCGTTTATTCGCTCATAAACATAAACGCGCAAGGTGTGAACATTCATTGCCCTTCCTGGAATAACATCAATTGGCGCAACGAATAACATAGGAAATTCATCGCCCTCCGTTATGTAATTTGCCCTTTGATCATCAGATTCAAAAACAACTCTTTTAAGCTGTCCATGACCTGCAACAAAATCTTCAATTGCCGTTCGTATGGTAATAAGTGTATTTATAGCCATGTTGTATCTGTTCTTGGATTTTGTTCCCCATCGGGTGCGCTGATGTCCTTATTCGTAACATCTGAATAAAGCGGAAATTCACTTTTGTTCAATTGAATAAACGCTCTCATGTTTCCCTCATACACCTTCGCAAACTTTAGAATGTTTGTTCTGATGTACTCAACCGCCTGAATTCCTTCGCTCGTTGAATAGTCACCTGACTGCGATTGCAATCCTTTGTTTGAAATCCTGAATGATAAGTTTGGAACAGCATCATAAGCCGCATAAAATGCCGTTGTGTATTGAATGAACTCAATCAATTCATCTTCCTCCGCTGATGTTGTACCTGCGTTAAATTTTATCAACAAATCATTCGTAAATCTGTACCCTAAAATTGGCTGAATATACGTTTTAACAGTCATTGGAATAAACGGTGCAAGGTCTTTCGCATCCACATTTTGTGTGATTTGCGTGTTGTCCTTTAGGAATTTCTCTGTTACGAAATAAATCATTGTGCTAAGATTTCATTTATTGTTTCTTGGTCAATGCCGTATGCCATTAATCTTGTTTTTGCCAAAGGTTCGGATAATCTTCCTTTTGAAAAATCTCGCACAATTCGCATCATGTCCATGTTTTCCTTTGCTGAAAGTCCTTTTAAAGCATCATTGACTATTGGCATAGGTTGTTCACTTAACCCCTCCGTAACCGCTTCTTTTTGAACTCCTGAATTAATCGCTTCCTTGACAGTCAAAATATCCGTTTTTTTGATTGTCAAGTTGGCTTTGATCCCACATATTCTTGCAAGTTCGTTCAGCCAATCCTGAATAATTTCACGATTTTCATTCACCCAAAGTTTCTTAAATTGCTCCGCTGAAAATTCTTTTTCATCCTGATTTCCCAAACTTCCTGCAACCCGAACCCCCATCAATGAAGGATCAATTCCATGCGAAATTGCAACTTCTTCTTTGTACTCTTTTGAAGTTTGTTCAAACAACGCATGATTGTCTGTTGTTTCCACAACATCAATTTCCGGAAGCATTTCTTTTGAATTGGCTTCAACCTTCATTGAACGACCATAATTCTTTGCGCCTTTGGCATTGGCTCTCATTCCATTCTCCCATTGAACACGCTCATCCGGGGACATGATGTAAGGATAGCGATAAACAACGCTTGGCTGTATTCCATTTTCAATTGCAGATTTATGCAACAGGGCAACATCCGCACCAACCTTCTGCCAATTCGCAGATGAAACCCAATCAGGCATTCCATACGATTTGAATCCCCCTACTTCATTTTTCAACTCATGTACCTGCCATTCATCCGTATTCGTTGGTGAATATGGCGTGAACTGCATTTGTGCGCTTGACAATGTCCAATCTCTTGAATAAAAATAAGCCGTTGGATTATCTCTAAACAAATCAATATGGTTGTTTCTTATTGATTCAGGATCAACCAATTTGAAATGCGTGTACTTATTGTGTTCTCTTGAGAAATGAAGCAACGCAATAACTCGGCCATGTTTCACCCAATCCAATGCGATTTTTGATTTATTGGATTTCAGCTTTGACATCGTTTCGAACTGCTTAATCTGAATTTTTTCAGCAACGCCCATTGAATCGTAGCCATCCCACTCGTAACCTTCGCCAATCAAACTATATTTTTTGAAGTTACAACACGCCTGGTGCATAGGTGCAGAAATATAAAGCTGATTTAAAATCTGCGGATAAAGGTTGTTTTCGCCAAAAAATACCCACGAATAACCTCGTGAAAAATAGTCATCAACAAATGGTTGTGATAAATCTAATCCTTCGGTATTGATTGAACGGAAATTTTCAATTTCTTTATTTTCAACCGATATTGATTTTAGTGGAACTGTTGTGTTTTTACTGAAAATTCCCATAATTTATTTCACTATTATAAAGCCACGTTGTAACACTCGGCCTGTTGTATCTGCTTGAACAATTGTTTGGTCTGCACTTTCGTAAACTTCATACGACCATTCGCCCTCGATTAGGTAAACTTCACCCAATAAAGGATCAGGATTTGATTTTTCATTAATCTCTAAAAGGTCATATCTGATCGTTGTTCCTACTGATTGAACAGAACAAACCGCCGTCACTTCCTGTGTGCTGAATTTGTTTTTGAAAACGAACAGAAACCAAGGATTTGAAACCCTTGACATTTCCGACAACGTCAAAACAACGTTATTCAACTCCCCTTTCTGAATCACAAAATTTCCCATTACTCTATGTGGCATAAAAAAAGGGAACGTGTGAACGCTCCCCTTTCTTTTTTTTCTTTGTGGTATTAAACCGCTGTTACAAGTAACCCAAGAGCGACTGCCGGATCTACCTTGTAGAACATATAGCGCTCATTTTCTGATGTCAACGTAACAGGCATCATTTGACCTGCTGAACGTGCTTCACCTGATGTTGTGGAGTTTCCTGATAAACGAATTCCCTGGTCACTTCCAAGCATCCAGTAATCGTCATTATTATCTTGAGCAACAACAATCAAATCTCTTCGACCTTCTGCCAATAACATTATTGCATTTCTTTTTCTCAAATCAATTCGTCGAAAACCCAATGTTACCGTTTGCGAATAAGAATGTGTGTCTGCTACCAAGTCACCAACCCACTCTTGTGCGAATGAACTTGTGTCTTTAGGAAAGGTAAATTCTTCAAATTTTGTTCCAACTGTTCTTGTTACGGCTGTTACTGTTCCATCCGAATCAGGACTTACAGCAGCCGTTACTGTTAAACTTGTTACGTCCTCAAATGAACCGATTAAAGTTCTTTTGATTGAACCTAAATTGTTGTCACCGCAATCCTTTGGAATTCCTTCCAATGTGTTACATACTGCCATTTTTTCTAATTTTTAAATGTTATTAAAATAAGGGGTGAAAACCATTCCCACCCCTTTTTTATAATTAGACTTTATGGAAATAGATTTCAGCAGGTATTACATAATCAGGCTGAAATTTGAAATCAACACGAACACCAATTTTTCTGTCCAATGTAGTTTTCATGAAATCAACGATGTTGAATCCTAATTCCTCATCCAAAAGATCCTGAATGTTTACCAAGTTTGCCCAATACGTTGCAATGATTACATCATTTGATGCTCCACGCGCTTTGTAAATTTGTAGACCTTGGAAAGCTAAAACTTCTTTCTCAACATAGTACAATCCTTGTACTTTGTTTTCAGAAACTGCATCAGCCAAAGCATCGTAAACATTTCCAGAAACAATGTAAACAAAATCCTCTTTATCAAGTACAGCAGGATTTGCCGCTCTCAATACATTTCGTGCTTGTTTTAATTTGTCAACAATATTCAAATCAGTAACAGCAGAAGCAACACCGCCATTTCCAGCTGTTGGCTTCAATACTGCCGCATCAGCTGCTAATTTTACTTCTAAACCATCAACTCCATTCGCTGCAACTGTACCTTTGAACGTAATGATTTCCATTTGTTGTTCAATGTTCATGGATAATTGCTCGAAGAAAAAGTTCATGAAAGCAAATTGCTGATTGAAGTTATTTGATCCTTTCGCCAATTGGTCAGAAACAAATGATTCTTCCAACGAACGAACATCAAAAACTGTTCCATACATCAACGGTTTCACTTCAAATTCCTTTTGAAGGATTGTTGTGTCATTTGGATCGAATGTTGCCGCACCTGGCTTAATTACAACTGATTCAACATCAGCAGTACCTAATTTCACTCTGTCTTTAACACCAAGCAATTGTCTAAATTGGCCACGAGTTCTTTCCTCACCAATCATGGCTTTGCGGAAATATTCTTGTGCATTCGTTGCATAGTCTGCTGATGCATCAACGGTCATCGCCATTTTGATTGCTTTGCCTTCCGCAGAAGTTGGATCAAAGAAACCTTTTTTTGCATTGTTAAAATCTTCCTTTGAAAGGTTGATTTGCTTTCCTCCCAAGTGGA